TTGTATCTTCTTGACTGTATATAAAATATTTGTTATTATATACTTAGTTAAGAGTTCTCAAACGGCTTTTTATGTGTCTGTCACATACTGAGTTTGGCTTATTCAATGTAGTACCAATACATTAGATAAGTTGAGGACTTTTTATTTTGTTTTATTTTCTATATTATAACAAAATAAATATTTAATTTCAAAAAATTATCACTTTTTTGAAAATTAATTTTTTAACCTTATCTATTGATCTTCAAATTTGTTGAGTTGCTCCAATATCTTCTGAAATCTTTTTATGTAATTACCTCTTACATTTTCATCTAAAATATTATCCCCTATTTCATTTAATTTTTTTGATATTGTAAAATAAATCAATTGTAAACTAATTTATTGATATTTATCACATATTTTAGCCATTTTAAAGCCATCATTTTAATAAGTGTAAATGTAACTATTAACAAATGTTTTTCTTTACGTTTTATTTTTAAGGTTTTTCATCAGTTATGTGCTTTCAGGTAAGTTTATTCCTTAGCAGGTGTGATGGATTTATCCAACACTAATCCTGCTTAACTAATAAAGACTAATCCCTTTTATTCTTCTGCTGCATCTGTATACAATCCATCTACACTTATTGTAAACATTGGTTCTTTTCGCTCAAGATGATATTTATAGAAGTGATGGTTTGTATCTTGCACTTGAGCCATAGAACTAACAATAGAGTTCCACATTATTTCATCTATAGCAGAACCACAATGTGGGCAATGATCTACCTTACTTAACCCTGTCCAGTAAAGTTCAAACTCCTTTCTACAACTATGACAGTGTATTTTCGCTTTTGTATTAATCATTTTCTTTTTCATTATTAACACCTTCCCTTTTAAATTTTATCTAATATCTGTACGATGCTTGTAACTTTTCAATATCATATCTACAAGCATTGAAACTGTATCAGGTGCATCATCATGTTCATTTTTACCTTGCATAACATAGCCAGTTAAGTTGTCCATAAATTTAGCATAGTCGCTGTTATGGCTATAATCTGAACGGAAATATAAGTTTTCTTTAACTTGTCCACTTGCCAACAATATCTTTGTCTCTTTATTAGCAGTTGTAAATATTGGATCAAATCTTGGATGAATACCTTGTTCTCGGCATTTATTTTTTAAACTTCTGCAATAAACCTCACCAGCCCCATTACTTTCAATTCTGCACTTTTGAACATCATATTTATCTAACATGCTTATAGTAAGTGGTTCTGTTACATCAACAGGTGACTGAGTGAAAATGCAATCTATAATATAAACTTTTTTATCAATTATACTAGCAACTAACATACAATAAAAATCTATTCCCCTGTCTGCTAAGTCTATTACTGCTGCTATACCACTGCTTTGTTTATTTTCAATATCTGTCATAGTGAATATATTAAGGCTTTCCATAGGGAATAATAATCCTTCTGCAGGTTTTGGATTCTGTTGATATAAAGAACCAAATACATGAGGGTTTTGCTTTTTAATAGTTAATAATCTTTTAAGGCTATGTTTGCTTTCCCACAATGCTGTTCCTTCTTCTCTTGGGTCTTCCTCTGTTGGTAGTCCTATTTTTATAGCAGGAAAAATAACAACGCTCCATTCTTCAGTCTCACGTTTCAATATTGTTCCTGCTAAATCGTCTGGATGCCACCTTGTTAAAGTAATGAGTTGTTGACTATCATTATGAAGACGAGTTTTAAATACTGTATCATACCACTCTTGAACATTTTGCCTTACAGTAGGACTCCATGCATCAGATGCATCTTTATAAGGGTCATCAATAATTCCTATGTCTACAGGTCTACCAGTTAATCCGCCACCTACTCCTATAGTTATAAAACTCCCTCTATAATTAACAACTTCAAATTCTTCCGAATTTCTAATCCATGTTCCTTCTGTTTTAACCCCTTTAGTTGTAAGTTTTGTGTCTGGATATATTTTTTTATATTCTGTACTATCAATTATCCTTTGTACATCTCTATTGAATTTACTTGCAAAACTGTGGTTATAAGAAACTAATGCTATTCTCAAATTTGGATTATTTCCTAAAAGTTTAGCGGGTAGCCTTCTACTACATAGTTCGCTTTTCCCATGTTGTGGTGGCATAAATATCATCAGATTTTTTATTTCACCATTTGCAAATTTATCAAGAGCATCTGCATATCTTTTATGATGATCATTTATTTCATATTGGGAATATGTATAGGTAGTAAAATCAATTGCTTTTCTTTTTGCTTTTTCTATCTTTATATCATCAATCGTTGGAAGCCGAGTTAATAAGTTTTTCAAGTTCATTCAACTCCTCATCATTAAGTTTCGATATATCTATTTGCCTATCTATACAATTTTCATTAGCAATCTCATCTTCTCCAGTTATCTTATTAACTTCTGTTTTAAGTTTTTTAATTTTTAATTTTTTCTCTTCTATTTTTAATGAATAATTTTCGCCTGTTAAATCATCATACTCCTTAACCATCTTAGAAATTTTATTAAACGCATTTATACTTTCTCTCAGGTTATCTAAATTTCCATCAGCATCTTTCATTAATGATATTCTATTTATTACTTCACCTTGAGCAATATAGATATTTTCTCTTAATATATCTATAGGAGTGGCTCCTTTTCTTTTTAAATCATTTATTATCTGCCCTGTTGTTTTCGATATATATTTTCTATACTTACCATTTTTTAAAGCATTTATGTTTTCTCTCGGTGCTCCCCCACCTTTATTTCCTATAGCATATTGATTTCCTATTGGTGCTCCTCTACAATCACTTTTCCAATTATCTTTTCGTTTCCATGATTTAATTGTATTTATATTTACATCAATTTTCTCCGATATTTCTTTAATGGTTATGTCCCCTTTTGCATCTTCAAATATCTTCTTCGCCAAATTTCTTTTTTCATCAAGTTCCATTCGCAACCTTCATCCCCTCTAAATTAAGTAATATAAGTATTTCAAGCCTTGTTTTTTGTGTTTGTTTGGTACAACTTTTTTTATTGTTGCATTTGTTTCTTTAAAATATTGTTTGGTAATAATTTTTCCCTAAAATCTTAACGCCTGAATTATCTTTATATCTTCGCTTCAAATCCTTATAAATCAATGCTTTAAATGTATTTTCTATATTATGTAAAATGTAATATAATATAGCGTATCTCTTACATTTTTTTAAACCACTCTTAACTTAGTGTTTTCAATGCTTTAATACTCTTTTATTAATTCTAAATGTCATATAGCCATTATTACATTACATTTATGCAATTTTAGTACCTATTTACGTCTACTTTTCATAAATGCTAATGGACTTGATATATCTTTACTTGTGTCGTTTCTTACCTCTTGCTCTAAACCAACATAACGAATAGTATCTCTTTTACTATCGTGCATTAAAAAATTTTGAACCTTTTTTAAATCCTTGGTATTCATGTATATATGATATGCACATGTTTTTCTTCCTGAATGTGTACCAAAATTATTTATATCTACACTTTCACTTGCTTTTTTTAATATTCTATATGTCTGTTCATAACTTAAACTCTGATTTACACCCTTTTGGCTTGGAAATAATACTTCATACTCATATTTGTTCTCAATATATTCATTTAATGCCTCTTTTAAATCTTCATGTATTGGAATACGTCTTTGCTCTTTGTTTGGTCTGTTTATTGTTTTCTGTTCTCTTATTATTATTTCATTGCCAACAATATCTCTTACTTTCAAAGGTAGTATGTCACTTGCTCTAAATGCCGTATATCGTAGTATTAAATAAAAAATATATATTCTTTCATCATGTGCCTTTAGATATGACAATAAATCTATTTCCTTATCTATATCTTTTATTGGTTGCATTGCTCTTCCCATTAAATCACTTCCCAATTAAGTTGCTTAATTAATTTATTTTGTTTCATCATTGAATATTTCAAATATTTCATCAAACTCAGAATCAAGTGCAACACAAATTTTCTTAGCAGTTTTGGGTCTAGGATTAGTTGTACTATTTTCTATTCTACTTATAACACCTACATTGGAATTGATTTCTTTTGCAAACTCATTCATACTTAAACCTTTCTTAACTCTTAACCTTGTCAATGAATTATCTTTTACTTTAATAGTAACCATTTTGTTATCACCTCTTTCAATTTAAATACACTTTGTAAACTTTTTGTTGTGTTTATTATATATTCTATATGTTATACTTTCAATGCTTTTTGTTGTTAATAAAACATTCTTTTTGTTGACTTTTGTTTTATGTTTCTTTATAATTAAGACATTAACTGTTAATGAGGTGAATAACATGAAAGAAAAAATTTTAACTTGTTTTAGTATAAAATTAAAAGAATTAAGAGAAGAAAGAAAATTGACTCAGAACCAATTGTCTGAAATTTTACAAACTTCAAAACAATCAATTTGGAATTATGAAACTAGTCATAGAGAGCCTAATATTGATATGATTATAGATATTGCAAAATTTTTTAATGTGTCTGTCGATTACTTATTAGGAAATAGTGAATATAAAAACAGTACACAAAAATCTCTAAATGAATTACTTTCTGAAAAATTAGAAATACCAAGTGAATCATCAAATGAATTAACGTATTTGTTTGATCAGTATTTAGAAATAGTAAAGTTATTATTTCACCCTTTATTGCCACATG